GACCAAACGACTAATTGGTTTTATTTTACAGTTGATACAAACACTGCAACAGCAGGGAGTGTTAAAGGAGGAGGGTTTCCAGTCTCAATAGGACCAGCGACTCTTAGTGCATAATGGGATTAATAACTAAAGGAATGGGTGCAATTATTAAAGGTAGTTCTAAAAAAACACCTAAAAAATATATTGATCAAGTAACAGGTAAATCATTCTCTAAAAAAACTATTAAACACATGAAAGCTTGGGAGAAAGCACAAGCAGAAACAAAGGCAAAAGGGTATGATATAACCTATCAACCAGTCAGACACTTGGATAAAAAAGGTAAGAAAAAAGGTCCAATTTTATTAATGGAAGTTCATACTAAAGGTAAAAAATAATGGCAGGATTTACATATTCAACATTGACAACAGCGATTGGTAATTATACCGAAGTTGGTACTTCTGTATTATCTAGTACGATTACAGATCAATTTATAGATAATTCAGAATTAAGAATACAAAGAGAAATTCCAATTGATGCAGATCGAAAAGAAATGCTTGGAAATTTAACAGCTTCCAAAGATAATGTTTATGCTCCTGCGGGGACTTTATTTGTTAGAGGCCTTCAAGTTTATACTTCAACAACTGCTGCAACTGGAGCTAATAGCTGGCTAGAAAAGAAAGATATTAGCTTTTTAAGAGAATATGATGCAGCTGAAACGACTACTGGCACACCTAAATATTATGCTATGTCGGGAGGAGCAGAGGGAGTAGGTGCAACTTCTTCAGGAAGAATTACAATTGTTCCAACACCTTCTTCAGCTTTTATGTACAAAATTCATTATAATGCTAGACCAACAGGATTGAGTTCAGCAAATACAACAACATTTTTAAGTTTAAATTTTGGAAATGGACTTTTATATGCATGTCTGGTCGAAGCATTTAGTTATTTAAAAGGCCCGATGGATATGCTACAATTATACGAACAAAAATATCAAACTGAAGCACAGAAGTTTGGTGCAGAACAAATAGGGAGACGAAGAAGAGACGACTATACAGATGGAGAACCACGTATAGCTGTCAACGTTCCGTCACCGTAAGGATTAAATTATGGCAACATTAACAGTATCAGTAAAAGAAGCAATCACTCTCAACAATATAGATTATGGATCGGAAAGATCTTTAGATATTTCTAGTGTCAATGAAATTGTAAAAAGAGTAGTAACCGCATCAACAACAGAATGTGGTCTTATAGGATTTTTATCGGCGCTTAGTAGCGTTGGTGTAACAGCTAATAAAGTTGGTTATGTTGCAGGAATGTTTGATGATGGTGATGTTAGATATATTAGAATTACAAATTTAGATTCATCGAATCATATTGTGTTAACTTTTAGAGATGAAAATAACACAGAATTTAAAATGAAAGTAGATGCAGGTCACTCGTTTATTTATCCAGGGGATAATAGTGGTGGCGTTGTAGATACAATGAAAGCAGCAGGATCAGCTTTAGCTTCAGGTCTTTCTGACTTAGTAGATATTACAGTAGATACAGATACAGCATCTTGTGATGTTGAGGTATTTGTAGGGAGCGCTTAATGGCATCGACATATACGGATATTGGCACAGAGTTAATGACCACTGGCGAGAACGCCGGTAACTGGGGAACAAAAACTAATACCAATTTACAGATTATAGAAGAAGCGATCCGTGGTTATGTTGCACAATCTATTGCTGGTAGTGCACAAACAACTGCTTTAACATATACAGATGGTTCGACAGGGGATGCTGCTAGAAATGCAGTTATTGCCTTAACAGGGACCATAACTGGAAACCAGGTTGTAACAGTCACAGCAAAAGAAAAACTATGGGTTATAGATAACCAAACTTCTGGAGCCTACACTGTTCAATTTATGGTATCAGGTCAAACAGGTGTTACTTGGGGAACTTCTGATAAAGGAACAAAAATTTTATACTGCAACGGTACTGATGTAATTGATACAGGTATTACATCTGCTGGAGCATTTGATTTAGATGGTGATGAATTAATTTTAGATGCTGATGCAGATACAAGCATTACAGCGAGCACAGATGATCAAATAGATTTTAGAATAGCAGGCGCTGATGATTTTACAATGACAGCGAATGCTTTCAATGTATTAACAGGATCTCATGCAACTTTTGCTGATAGTGCTAATGCTAAATTTGGTACTGGCAATGATATGTTAATGTATCATGATGGATCAAATTCTTATATTACAAATGCACAAGGAGCTTTAAAAGTAGCAACTGAAACATCTGGAATAGCAGTATCAATTGGACATACAACTTCTGAAACAACAGTTAATGATAATTTAACTGTTACAGGAACTTTAACAGGTACATTAGCAACAGCTGCACAAGGCAGCGTTACAAGCTTAGGTACACTTACAACTTTAACCGTTGATAATATTATTATTAATGGCACGACAATTGGTCATACAAGTGATACAGACTTATTAACACTTACTAGTGGCGTTGCAACTGTTGCAGGAGAATTAGATGCTGCAACATTAGATATATCTGGAAATGCAGATATTGATGGAACTACAAATTTAGACGCTGTTGATATTGATGGAGCTGTACAAATAGACGCTACATTTACATCTGGTGTTGACGGACAAGGTTACGATACAAAATTTTTTGGAGATACATCAAGTGCTTATATGTTATGGGACACATCAGCAGATGATTTAGTTTTCGCAGGTGCTGCTGGAATTGATTTAGCTGGCGACATAGATGTTGATGGAACAGCAAATTTAGACGCTGTTGATATTGATGGTGCTGTACAAATAGATGGTGCAGTTACTGTTGGTGTTGATGGCACAGGATTAGATGTAAAATTCTTTGGTGATACTTCTGGGGCATATATGCTTTGGGACGAATCTGCAGATGATTTGGTCTTAGCAGGTGCAGCAGGAATTGATCTTGCTGGTGATATCGATGTTGATGGCACAGCTAATTTAGATGCTGTTGATATTGACGGAGCTGTACAAATAGATAATACAGTAACAGTTGGAGTTAATGACACTGGTTATGATGTTAAATTCTTTGGAGCTACTTCTGGAGCTTATATGCTTTGGGACGAATCCACAGATGATCTTATATTAGCAGGCGCTGCTAAATTATACTTATACGATGCAGCTGGTGGTGAAAATATTTCTTCTGATGGAACAGATTTAACTATAGCATCAGGAGCTGCTCTTAATTTAACAGCTACAACTGATGTAGTTATTCCAGCAAACGTTGGAGTTACTTTTGGTAGTGGTGAAAAGATTGAAGGAGATAGTACAGATTTAACTATTACATCTGGTGCTAAAATTAATTTAACAGCTACTTCAGATGTAGTTATTCCAGCAAACGTTGGAGTTACTTTTGGTAGTGGTGAAAAGATTGAAGGCGATAGTACAGATCTAACAGTTACTTCAGGAGGAGCTATTAATCTTACAGCGACTACTGATGTTGTTATTCCAAGTAGCGTTGGAATTCAATTTGGTGGAGCGAGTGAAAAAATAGAAGGTGACGGCACTGATTTAACTATTTCAGCAAATAACTTAACTGTTGACGCTGCTGCTGATATTATTTTAGATGCCGCTGGCAATAATGTAACATTTAAATCTGGTGGAACTGCTATTTTAGATATTTCTAATAGCTCAAGTGACGCTGTAATTACTTCTAGTGTTCAAGATAAAGATATTATATTTAAAGGTGATGATGGCGGATCTGCTGTTACAGCTTTAACTTTAGATATGTCAGCAGGTGGTATAGCAACTTTTAGTGCTGCTGCTAATGTAGCTCAACAAGCAATTACATCATCATCGAACGCGATTGCCTGGGATGCTTCGGATAAACCAAACGCTTATCATATCACAACAGAAAATACGACTTTATCTGCACCAACTAATGCAGTAGAGGGTGCTTTTATTTGTATAGAAATTAATTTTAATGGAAGTCATACATTTGCGTGGAACGCAATATTTAATTTTGCCGCTGATGCTGCTCCTACGACAACAGATACAGATGGTAAGACGGACATTTTAGTATTCCGGTACAATGGAGCAATTTGGCAAGAGGTTGGTAGAACTTTAAATATACCAGAGAGTTAATAGGAGATAATATGTGGGGATTAGTAGAATCAGGATCAATTACAAAAATAATAAATAAACCAAGAGCTATGGTTATTGGTGATATTCAATATTCAAGAAATATATTTTCTTTTAGATGGACTAACGAAGAAAGAGAAGCCATTGGGATTTATGAAGTAGAATTTGATAACACTAATAAAAAAGATGAGAAATGGTATATCAATACCAATCAATCATT